CTTCCTGAGTATCGTGGGACGGATACGCCGAAGGCGAATACGTTGGGTTGGTGGGAAAAGCACATTATTCGTGAAAAGAAGCCTGAGAGGGCGTTGATTGGGTCCCATAATGTGAGAAGTAGCGGTTGGGACTAAGGGTGATGCAAGTTTTTGTTTGTGAGCCGTGTGGTAAGTCTTTTGAGGCTGAGGAATTGCCCCGCCGTGGTGCGGTGTGTTTCGGATGCCATGTGAAGACAATTCGGTTGGGTTTCACATACGGGCAGGAAGATTTTCATGGTCCTACGATTCGTGAGCGTCAAGCCAAAACGGTTGCTGATGCCAAGGTGAACGGCTATAACGCTGAACCTGTGGGGAGTCGCTGGGTGTGACATGGAGACTGTTCTGGTTCCGATTGCGGTTGCGATTATTACGGGGCCAATAGTAGTTGTTTTACAGAAGTTGCGTAAGGAGAACTCTGAGCAGCATGCCGAAGGCAGGGTTCTGCTTCGGAATGTGGCTCATAAGGTTGACAAGATAGGTACAAAGTTGGACGAGCACATCGGCTGGCATAAAGGGAAAGAGGAATAATGGCACGCATTTCTAATTACGAGTTGTTGAAGCGGTATCGCAACAAGTTGGAGCATTCTCGTCGTTGGCGCAAGGAAGAGAAATACGATGACTTGTGGCAGCGGATGATTGACTTGTATCGAGGTAAGCATCACCGTACCGACATCAAAGAGGACCAGTTGCTTGTCAACATGGCGTTCTCAACTATCAACATTGTTGCTCCTGCTGTTGCGGTGAATCATCCGAAGATTACGGTGAACGCTCGTCGCCCCGAAGATGGCGACAAAGCGGTAGTGACTGAGGCGATTGTGAACTATTGGTGGCGTCACTATGACTGCCAGAAAGAGTTCCGCCGTTCAGTGAAAGATGCGTTGATTCTTGGTCATGGTTGGGTGAAGACCGGTTACCGTTATGTGGAAGAAGAGAAGGCTGTTGAGGGTCAGTTTGATTCGTATGACGAGTTGGCTGAGAACCGTGAAGAGAACGTTGCTGAATCTAATCTGATTGTCAAAGAGGACCGCCCGTTCGTGGAACGGGTGTCCCCGTTTGATGTGTTTGTTGACCCAGATGCAACCAGCATGGAAGATGCTCGTTGGATTGCGCAACGTATTCGTCGCCCGTTGGAGGATGTGAAGAAAGATAAGCGTTATAACTCTACGGCTCGTAGTGAGGCTTCTCCGTCGCATTACACGAAGTGGGGTCAGGATGCGTATCGTCCTCGTCGTTCGCAAGACCCGCAGGATGCTTATGTTGAGGTGTGGGAATGGTATGACATTGACCGCAATACGGTGTCGGTGTTCTGTGACGGGTCGGACAAGTTCCTTGTCGCCCCGAAGGAGATTCCGTTTGCTTTCGGTCAGCCGTTTGTGATGATTCGTAACTATGACGTTCCTGAGACGTTTTATCCGATGGGTGAACTTGAGGCGATTGAGCCGTTGCAACACGAATTGAATCAGACTCGTACACAGATGATGAATCATCGTAAACGGTTCTCACGTAAGTGGCTGTATAAGGAATCTGCGTTTGATACTGATGGTCGTCAAGCGTTGGAGTCCGATGAGGACAATGTGATGGTGCCTGTGATTACGGATGACAATTTGGGTAACGTGTTGTCTCCGATGCCTGCGGTGATTAACCCACCAGAGTTGTATAACCAGTCGGATTTGATTTCTTCGGACATGAACCGTGTTTCTGGTGTGTCTGAGTATCAGCAGGGTTCCATGCCTGAGATTCGTCGTACGGCTACTGAGGCTGCGATTGTGCAGGATGCGTCTAATGCTCGTTCTAGTGACAAGTTGGCGATTATTGAGCGTGCTATCGGTGAGTGTGCTCGCCGTTTGGTGATGTTGGCACAGCAGTTTATGACTGGTGAGCAGGCGATTCGTGTTATTGGTTCTGAGGCGCAACCGTTGTGGTTGACGTTTGACCGTGACTACATTCAGGGCGAGTTTGACTATGAGGTTGAGGGTGGGTCTACTGCTCCGATGAATGAGTCGTTCCGTCGCCAGCGTGCTTTGCAGATTGTGGACGCTATGGCTCCGTTTGCTGGGGCTGGGATTTTGGACATGGGCAAGATGGCTACCTACGTGTTGCAGTACGGGTTTGGTATCAAGCAGGCTCAGGGGTTCATTATGGCTCAGCCACCGATGGGAGCCATGCCGCCCGAGGCGGCTGGCGGTGCTCCTGCTGGGATGATGCCACCAGAGGGGATGGTGCCCGGTATGGGTGCTGCGGAGGGTGAGCCGACTGGTGGTATGCCTTTGCCGAGCAATATTCCGCCTGAAATTCTGTCGCAATTGCTGGCTGCTGGTGCTCCTTTGCCGAATACGCAGTTGCCGAATGAACAAATTATGTAGCGTCTGGTACTAGGGGTAGAGCAACCGCCGAAGGAGGACTCTATGAGTAATATTGAAAACACCGTTGAAGAAGTTACTGACACACCCATCGTTGATGGGCAAGTTGATGCGAACTCCGAAACTGGTGAAGCCTTAGAGGCTGAACCGAAAGAGTATTTCGTCTGGGACGAATATGCTGACAAGCCCGTCAAGTTAATTGTTGATGGCGAAGAAATTGAGGTTCCGCTCGCTGAGGCGCTCAACGGTTACCAGCGTCAATCGGACTATACCCGTAAGACGCAGGAACTTGCTGAGCAACGAAGACAGGTGCAGTTTGCGGCCGCTTTGCAAGAGGCTTTGCAGAATGACCCAGCAAGCACTGTGGAATTGCTTTCGCAACATTATGGGGTGAACAAGCAACCAACATCCGAAGAGGATGAGTTTCTTGACCCAGTGGAGAAGCAGTACCGCCAACTTGAAACTCGGATTCAGGCATTTGAACAGGAGAAAGCGATGCGTGAGTTAGAGAATCAGATTGAGTCTTTGTCACGGAGATACGGGGAACTTTTTGATGCCAATGAGGTCGTAGCGAAAGCATTGGCGACAGGAAGCACGAATCTTGAAGCAACTTATAAGCAGATTGCGTTTGACCGTTTGTTTGAACAGTCTCGTACCAAGGAAGTAGCAACTAAAGTGAAATCTGAGGAAACGAAGAAAATTGTTGATGCGAAACGGGATGCCGCAGTGGTGTCTAAAGGTGCTTCTGCGAAGAGTGCCGATGTGTCTTCTAAACCTATTCGTAGTGTTCGCGATGCCTTTGAATCTGCCAAACGGCAGTTAGAGGGCTAGCACAATTTCAACCAAACCAAGGAGTAATTCATCATGACTGCAAATGCAAATTTTGATGCGCTGCTTTCAACAACGCTTGCTAACTACCGTTCGCAACTCACGGATAACGTGTTCACTGCACGTCCGCTGACCTATTTCCTCATGGATAAGGGTCGCATCCGTATGCTCAACGGTGGCACCAAGATTATTGAGCCGCTCATCTACGGAAAGAACAGCACTGTGGGTTCGTACTCAGGGTACGACTCGCTCAGCCTGACCCCGCAAGAGGGAATCTCGGCTGCGGAGTTCGAGTGGAAGCAGTACGCTGCATCCATTTCAATCTCCGGTATTGAAGAAGCCAAGAACAACGGTGAACAGGAAATCATTAACCTGTTGGAAGCGAAAATCATGCAGGCTGAAGAGTCCATGCGTGAGTCGTTCAACCAGATGTTCTTCGCTGATGGCACTGGCAACAGTGGCAAAGATTGGAACGGCTTGGGCAACCTCGTTGAGGCAAGCGGCACTGTTGGTGGTATCAACCGTGCAACTTCTGGCAACGAGTTCTGGCGTTCATACGAGGAGAACACCGCAACTGCGTTGACTCTCGCTCAGATGGCGACTGCCTACAACACCGTGTCGGTTGGTAATGACCACCCAGACATGATTCTTACGACTCAAACCCTGTTTGAGAAGTATGAGGCTCTGTTGCAGCCACAACTTCGTTACACGGACACCAAGACCGCAGATGCTGGATTCCAGAACCTGCTGTTCAAGGCTGCCCCAATTGTGTACGATGTTCACTGCACTTCGGGTGTCATGTACTTCCTCAACAGCAAGTACCTCACGTTGGTGGGTCACAGCGGCAAGTGGTTTGCACAAACTGAGTTTGTCAAGCCAGAAGACGTTGATGCTCGCTATGCGCTCATCATGTGCTACGGCAACTTTACGGTCCGCAACTGCGCCAAGCAGGGCAAACTGACCGCCAAGACAGCCTAATCGGTAACTAGGAAACAAGGAGAAATATCATGCCATTGAAGCCAAACAGCACATCTGGTGCTCTTACGCGCAAGCGTCTTGAGGACTGGGTAACAGCGTTTGAAAAGGTTGCTGAGGTCGCTGAGACTGATGCAGCACAAACGTTGAGCGCCAGCGAATTGCTGGAGAGCAAACTGTTCACCTGCACGCCAACTGCGGCTCGTAACTTTACGACCGCTACGGCTGCGCAGATTGTGGCAGCGCTCACGGATGAAGCAACTGGTACGTCATTTGAGTTCACGATTGTGAACAAGGCAGCAGACACTCACGCAATCACACTTGTTGGTGGCACTAACGTGACCATCGTCGGTGCGGCTGCGGTTTCGGCTGCGACGTCAGGCACTTTCGTCGGGGTTGTCCAGTCGGACAGCACCGTGAAGGTGTACCGCAAGTAAGGGAGTTGATGTTGGGACGGGGGGATGAAGCCCTCCGTCCCACATCACATCAATAAAGGAGAAAGCAATGCCACAGTATTACGCAATACTTGATAACGGTCAATCTAAACCAAAGGGGGCAGGGATGCCACGCAAGAATCAGAATAAGAATCGTCAGGGCGGCAAAAAGGTAAACTATCGCATGCGCGAAGGTTCCAACTATTACGGTGACGTAACAGCGGGAAAAAAGCAGGCATCGTATAGCAAAGCCGAGGATGCTCGTTTTGCAGGGAAGGGTCGCGGCAAGAACAACAAGGCTGAAGATTCACGTCTTGCTGGCAAGAAGCCCAAGGCGAAAACTTCTGGTCGTACTGCCGATAGTCGTGGTGGTCGTGGTGGTTCAATGCGTGCAGAAGATGTGCGCAATGCACGCAAAGCCCCAAGCAAGAACTACCGTAAGGGTCTGTACCGCTAATTGAGTTGGGTCCCCACCTCATGCCCACCTCCCTTCCGTGGGGTGGGGGCTTAACTTTAAGTAATAAAAGGGGTTAATAGTGATGAACGCTAAACCCGCACATGCAATGTACGGCGAACCCGTAAACGCTTACCGTCAAGCAGCCGTAAGTTTGGCTGGAGCCAAATTGCAGGCTGGTGGGGGTGAATATACGGGTCGTAACCGCTGTGTAGCGGATAACGACACCTGTGAAGGTCCCAAGGCGAAGGGTACGCAGTATTGCATCGGTCATTTGCGTAAGGCTGCCAAGGGTGGTGATGTTCAATGAATCTTGCTGACGTTCGCACGATGGTGCGAGACATCTCTGACCTAGACACCGTTGACTTGCCGAACAGTTTGTTGGACACGTTTGTCAAAGAGGCGTTTCAGCGTATTGTTGCGTTGGAGCGTCGCTGGCCGTTTTTCCAAGAGACGTACACATTGAATACGGTGGTGAATCAGCGTCCGTACACAATTTCTACTATTGGGGACATTCGCGAAATTATTTCTATTGTGGAGACTACCGCTTCCGGTAATCGTTTTACGGAGATTGCGTATGATGATGCTGAAGAGGTGTGGCTGGGCAACACGGATGTTGCCAGCCGACCGTACTTTTGGGCTGTGTGGGATGGGCAGATTCATTTGTATCCGAAGCCTGACAATGTGTATCCGTTGACGGTTCGTGCGTATCGTAATCCTTCGTACACGTGGTTGACGAACACGGCTACTGAGATTGATATGGATAACTGGTTTCATATTTTGTTGGCGTATTATGCGTTGGCTCGGGTGTATCAGCGTCAAGAGGATAATGAGATGGCGATGATGTATCAGCGTTCGTTTGAGGAGGGTGTGGCGATGGCTCGCCGCGACCTTATGAAGGCTCGTTCTCATCGTCCGTTGTTGTTGTCGGGTGGCAAGAAGTATCCGACGATGCGTAGATGGTTGCAGACTCTGGGGGCGACGCTTGGGTCATGAGCAGACTATTGACGGACCGCTATGACGATTTTACGGGTGGGTTGAACCTTCGCGCTGACCAGTTTCAGTTGGCGAAAAATGAGTCGCCTGACATGTTGAATGTGGAGATTGACCCTCGTGGTGGTGTGTTTAGTCGTGGTGGTATGCACAGGTTGAACACGACTGCTGTGTCTGGTACGTGGTCCCCGGAACGTTTGTATGCGTTTTATGGTAATTCGTCTCGTCTGATGTTGACCAGCAACACTCACGTGTTCTGGTCGTCTGGTACGAACTTTACTCGTTTGGAGTATTCGTCGGGTAATCCTGTGACTGCTGCTACTGCTACTCATGGTGTGTGCATGTATGCGTGGGGTGACACGTTGTACATGGCTACTGGTGCTGCTTCTGGTTTTGTTGGCTACAGTTGGAAGACCACTGATACGTATGCGACTGCGTTGTCTGCGAATGGTCCGACTTGGCAGCCGTACAACAATCCGATTGGTGGATTCATGCCACGTGCTGACCATGTGATTACGCACACAAACAAACTGTTTGTTGCGGGGACATACGAAGCGGGTGTGCTGCATCCGAATCGTTTGCGTTGGTCACATGAAGGTTTGCCGGGTGACTGGATGGCAGATGACTTCATTGATTTCAACGGTGGCGGTTTGGGCATCCGTGGTTTGGCGATTGTTGCTGGTCAACTTGTTATCTTTAAGCCGAACGGTATTTATCTACTTGTCGGTAACTCGTCTGACAACTTCCAAGTTGTTGAGTTGTCAACGAACCTTGGTGCAAACAACCATCACAGTATCGCTCAGGCTGAAGATGGAGTGTATTTCTACTCCAACCCAGAAGGTGTGTTCTTTTATAACGGCACCAAAATCATGGATGTGTTTGAACCGTTGCGTCCACTGGTGGACGAACGTTTGTTGTCTACGGCTTCCACTGAACCGTATTCGGTGTCGTGGATTGGTCGTCGTGCATGGATTGCGTTGCCGTACGACCCAGACAATATTGCAACCAAGCCGACACGTAACTATGTGTTGGACCCTTCTATTGGTGCTCGTGGTGCGTACACACAGTTCGCTACGCATGATGGTTATGGGTTGATTGGTGGTACTGACTGGACTGACGACGCAAACACGAACTTTCGTGTTGCGTGTCATCCGACGCAGCCGTATGTGTTGAAGGTTGATTTGTATCAGGAGGAGCGTGACAACATCACTGGTACGTTGACAGCGTTCTCGTCGTATTATCGCACTGGTTGGGTGGATGGGAATACGTATGCGCAGAAGAAGATGTTTCGTCGTCCTGACATTGTGTTTAAGCAGGTTGATACGCAGCGGATTGTGAACGTGAAGGTGTTTCAGAATTATGAGGAGGCTGCTGGTAACGAGCGTAAACAGTTTGATGTGTCGTTGTCTGGTGCTGGTACTGGTGCGTATTGGGGTGTTGCGTTGTGGGGTTCAGGCTTGTGGGGTTCTTCGTCTGAAGGTGTGGTTGTGAAGAATGGTCGGAATCTTGGTTTGGCTCGCAGTGTGCAATTGTTGTTCACTGGTCCTTCCAATGGTGGTTGGGGGATTGATTCAATTACTTATAAGTACAACAACCGAAAGGTGAGTGGCTGATGCCTCTTTCTGTTCCTTATTCTTTTACATCTAACACGGTTATTGAAGCCGCTGAGATGAACAGCAACTTCACTGCGGTGAAGAACTTTGCTGACGGTTTGGCTTCGGGTGTGAACCTTGAAGATGGTGCTGTGACGACAGCCAAGATTGCTGCTGGTGCGATTACTTCTGCGAAGTTGGACCCCAGTGTTGCAAACTCTTTGGCTTCTGGTGATTCTGACCAAGTGGTGTTGGGTACGCAGGTGTTCGGATGAGAAGCCCTTGGTCTTCGCCCATTATCAACACGTTGACGACTGATGATGCTGGTCGTTTGCAACAGATTTTTATGTCGTTGTCTCGCGAGTTGACTGAGGTGCGTGAAGAGATGGATGATTTGAAGAGGATGGTTGCACGAATGGATAGAGGTAATTATGGCGTACGACCCTAGTTTGTATGAGGCTCGTCGGCGTGGCTATACGGAGAATTATGCTGCAACTGCTGCTGCGAATCAGTATTCTCGTACGTTGGCTCAGCAGCGGGGTTCTCGTGCCCGTCAGAATGCGTTGCGTGAGTATGAGCGAGCGCAACCGCAGTTGGTGCGTGGCTATTCGCAACGTAATCTAGTTACTCCGAACGTTCGTTCAGGTATTTTTAATCGTGCGATGCAGGAGTTCGCTGGTGAGCGTGCACGTAATTTGTCTGAGTTTGATTTGGGTCAGGCTGAGCAGATGCGGGGGTTTGATTTGGAGGATGCTCGCTTGTTGCAGCAGTACCGTCAGGCGTTGGGAGATTTGGAAGCGGATAAGGCAAGAGAAATCGCAGATGCTGCTCGGCAGTTGTTTGCGTTTAGAGCAGGAGCAATGTAATGTCACAGCGTGGAGTTACTACTTATGGTGTTCCTGTTGACCGCAGGACAACTGGAAATGTGCCAGTCCCACCGAAGAATGAGACTTCGGCTTCAATGGGTGGTACTACCGCACCTGCTAGTGACGGTTCTGGATTTGATTATAGTCAGGACCCGATTGCTGCCGCTGTGGCTGCAATTGGGAATTTGAATTTTACTCCTACTGCGTCGTATGGTGCTGGTTCTGGTGATTCTTTGGCTTCACGAAAGTATGCCGATGAATTAGCGAAGGAACGTAGAACGATTGAGGCTTACCAGAATATGTTGTCTGGTGGCGGTTATCGTGCTGGTGCTGACCGTTTGTTGGGTTTGATTAATCAGCAAGGTGACGTTTCTAGGGCTGCTACTGAGCAGTCGTATCGTGATGCGTTAGCAAACATTTCTGCCGGTTTTGGTGATGCGGAACGTTTGACTGGCGAAGGCTATTCTGCTTTGGAACAATTCTTGCGTCAGAACCCGAACAACCCGTATGCGGGTGTTCAGGTTTCTGCTGGTCAGGCTCCTGATGCGATGGAGCAGTTGTTGTCTGCGTATGGTGTGTCTGCTGACCCTGTGCGTGCACAGGTGGCTGCGGAACAGGCTGCTGCTCAGCAGGGTGCTGCTGGGTTTCAGAATTTGTTGAACACGTTGGGGGCTTCGGCTCAGCAGTCTGATGCTTCTCGTTTGGCGGAGATGATGATGGCTCGTAATGTGGCTCAGACTTCGTTGGGTTCGCAGAGGGCTGGGTTGCAGTCTCAGGCTGCTCGTGCACAGGCGGATGCGTTGGCTCAGATTCAGGCTCAGTTGGCTCAGGGTCGTTTGGAGCAGGAGACTGCTGCTGAGGGTCGTCGTCAGGACATTGAGGATTTGATTGCTGCTGCTGGTGGCCGTATTCCCGTCGCCAAGGGCGAAGGGGAATCGGCTTCTCGTCCTATAGACCAGTTGGCTGCGAAGGCTTCAACGGTCAAGGATAAGAAGTTGGCTGCCCGTATTGAGGCGTTTGTGAAAGCCAATCCGAATGCGGGTATTCCAAAGATTAGTAAGGAATTTCCTTCACTAGCCAAGAACCTGAAGTAGCAAAAGGGCTATAAGTAGAATGTCTATTCCGCAGGACCAACTCCTGCTACTTGCCCGTGCCTTGTCAGGCAAGGGCAACGTAAGCAGTGGCGATATCAGCACGTTGCTTTCGCCTGAGTTGGGTTATCTGACTGGGACGTTTTATGGTGGGCAGGATGCTGAGCAGGCTGCGCAGGATGACGAGTTGTTGTGGATGGATTATGCGCCTAATTTTCGTAAGGCGTTGACTCTTCCTGATACGGACATTCGCAAGATTATTGCTGCCGAGATTTATCGTGGTGCTGCTCCTTGGGATGTGAAGCGTCAGATTGAGGAGTATACGGCTGGTCAGGCTGATTTGTCGCCCGGGTTGATTAATCAGGAGGGTGAGACAAAAGATTTGCAATCTTTTGCGAACACAGTGTTCAGTGAGTACAACAACTATCAGGTTGCCAAGAAGAAGGCTGACCGTACTGCTGCGGGTAAGGACCCGTTTGTTGCTGGCGGTATTCCTTCTCCTGAGATGGATTTTGCTCCTGAGCAGTTGGCTCCTGAGTTGTTTGAAAATTTGGCTAAGGAGTCTGCGGCTCGTGGTGCTGAGTCAAAGAAGTTTCAGCAGCGTGGTAAGAGTCGTTCTGCTGCGTTGGAGTTTTTGAGCAGGGGCAAGAGTTTTAATCCTGCTACCGAAAAACTTCCAACGTATGAGGATGCGAATTATTTTGATTGGGCTTCTGGTGGGACTGGTCTTCAGGATGAGCAGGCGAATTTCGCTAAGCAGGTTGAGGGGTATCAGAAGGAATACATGAAGCGTGTGGACATACTGAATCGGGTTAAGAGGGGTGGGTGGAAGAGGTTGTTTCCGGAACTTCGTTCTGAGCAGGAGGCTCTTGCAGCAGCACAGAGGGGTGTTGACGTTTACAAGAAGCAGTTTGATACTGCGTTTGAGGCAGCGAAAACCAAGTTGGGTATGTATACGCCTGAAAAGATTGTTAATCCGAGTCAGAAGGATAATTCGTTTCAGCGTGCAGAGGACATTCGTTTTGGGCGTACGGCTCAGCAGGTTGTTGACCGTAGTGAGAACGTTGGTAAGGATATTGTTGAGTCAGCCCGAAAAGAAAAGTGGTTGCAGGATTTTAATTCTGCATTGGGGATGCTTGTGCAAGCGAAGGCTCGTGGTGCTGGTTATACGCCGTACCAAGAGACGTTGACTGCACGTTCTAATTTCTTGCGGGCTGGTGGGATGTAGTGGCTGTTGACCCGAACCTTGATGAACTGTTGGCGAGGCTGGCAAACGTAAAGAGTTTGCCTGCGCCTTCGCAACCGTTCCGTACTGCTGAGGCTGCTGCTGGTTCTCAGGCTCGTGATGCTGCTGGTCGTGCGTTTGCGGCTACGCCTCGTTTGGGTGATGCGATTAAGGGTATTCAGCAGGGTGGTGTTGCTCAGACTGGTGCGAAGGGTACGTTGGCTCGTGTGTTGGGTTCGCCACTTGGGAAAGTGGCGTTGGGTGGTTTGAACATTATTGACATGCCTCGGCGTGCGATTATTTCTGGTTTGAAAGAAACTGTTGATTTGCTTGACAAGGACCCAAATACGAAGGCTTCGTTTGGGGATTTGCGTACACAGTTTAATGACCCAACTTTTGGTTTTGGTCGTGTTATGCCGATGGATGGTTGGAAGGGTCGTATTGTTGGTTTCATTGGTGATGTTGTTCTTGACCCGACAACGTATTTGACGTTGGGTGCTGCTGTGCCTGTGAAGGCGATTGCTCGTGGTGCTGGTGCTGCTGGGTTGCGTGCAACAGCCAAGGTTGGTGCGCAGGATGTTGCGTTGCGTGCTGCGTTGGGTACGAAGAATATTTCTGGTCGTGAGGGTCGGTTCGCTTTGGCGAACCTTGTGAAACAGTATGGTGGTAATGCTGACGAAATTGCTGCTGTTGCTTCTCGTGGCAAGTCTGCTGTGCCTGATGACATTGCGAAGGTTATGGGTTTGCAGCGTAACGGTTTGTACATGTTTGGTTCTCGTGTACGTTTGCCGGGTTCTGGTGCTATTGGTGGTGCGCTTGAGTCTGGTTTGATTAAGACACGTTTGGGTATTACGAACACAAACGTGGGTAAGAAGTTGCAGTATTTGTATACGCCGAAGGGTGCTTCGGGTACTCAGGGTGACGTAAGTAAGATGCGTGCAGATTTTGCTTCGGGTCGTGTGCCAAAAGAAAAAGTCGGCATGTATATGGCTGCTCTTGGTGGTTCGGAGAATGGTCGTCGTCGTGGTGCTTCGTATGGTCAACAGTATTTGCGTGATGCTCGTGCTGTTGCGATTCTTGATTCTGTGTCGCAGTTTGATGACCAGATTCATCGTTTTATTGAATCTGCTGACCCGGGTTTGTTGTCGCCAGCGCAGCGTGAAGCGACGCAGGCTGTGCAGGACCATTGGGAGAAGGTTCGTATTTTGTTGGAAACTGAGGGGCAGAGAATTGACCCTAGTTTCAGGTTGAATGTTGGTGCGACTGACCCGATTACGGGTCGTCCACGATACATGCCGCACATTCAGACTGCTGAGGCGTACCGTTGGCGTCAACGGAACGCTACGAATCCGTGGTCACAGTTGTTGGATAGAGCAACAAGCGTTGATGTGTTGGACATGAACAACAACCTTGCTGCACGATACTTTAAGCAAGGTGACAAGTTTTTGGATACGGAAGATGTCATCAAGACTGGTTCGATTGATGAGATTAACGCTTTGTGGCGTAAGCACACAAAACTTGATTTTGATTTGTTTGAAACAAGCACGTCACGTATTTTGGCTGGTTATGAGCAAACTGTTCGTGGTGCGTTTGAAGCGTTTACATTGCTTGACGAATTGAAGGACGCTGACTTTGTTCGCATGTTGCGCACACAGGGGGAGATTGACCCAGATTATTTGAAGGCGTTGGAAAATTTGGCGACAAGTAAGGCGAAGAATGTTGCTGATTTGACTTCTTCTGCTCGTTATGCTGCCGATGAGTTGGTGAAGGTTGTTCAGCAAACTTTTGATACGAACTATCGTCGTTCTATTGCTTCTTCTGTGAGGGGCGAGATTTTGGATGTTCGTGCTGAGGTTCGTGCGGGTGAGCGTGCTGTGGCTGATGCTGCTGAGGCTGGTTCTCGTGCGACTGCGTTGTCTAAACAGTTGACTGATTTGTCTGCCAAGCAACAGGCTGAGGCTGTTGCGTTGGCTGCGATGTTTGAAGAAAAGAACGCTGTGATGATGTTTATGAACGATGCTTTGACTCGTTCACATGACGAGGCGGTTGATTTGGCTCGCCAAGCAGACCAGATGAATGAGATGATTGCTGCTCGTGTTGTGACCGCTGAGCAGGCTGAGGCGGCGTTTGAGGCTTTCAAACAGAAAGCCAAGGACGCTGACGAAGCGTTGAGGCGTTCTGAGGAAACGTTGAACTATTACCGTTTGTATGGTGACGAGTTGGGTCCTGCTTTGCAGAGTATTTATGAGCGTATCCGTTTGGCTGATTCAACGAGCGATGGTGTGTTGGATGAACCTGCTGTGTATCGGATGTTGGAATCTGACATTGAGGAAGGTCTTTTTTCTGGTGATGAGCGTGTAAACAGGGTTCTCAACATTTTGATGCGTCCGTTTGACAACACTCCGTTTGCCAGTAGCACCGATTTGGGTCAAGGGTGGTTGAGTGATGCGTTGAACTCTATTGGTGATACCGGCAAGTTGTTGAACAGCATCCCCGACATGGGTGCGCCGAAAGGTAATCGTGCGACTCGTGCGAACATGGCTCGTGCTGGTAAAAGCAATAAACGAAAGTTGACTGGTGCGCAAGTTAACGACATTATTGGTCGTGGTGCAACTGTGGGCGATAACCATGCTGAGATGGCTGATGCTTTCTTCTTTATGACCGCACGCGAATTGCGTGCAGTCAATGATGCTTACGGTGGTGGGGCTGCTGGGTTGGCTGCGCAGGATGCGCTAGCCAAAGAGTTGCTGGAGGGTACTTCTGAGCGTGCAAAGGTTTGGCGTGAGGCTCGTATTGCTGTTCAATATGTAAAAGAGCAGATGGACATTATTCGTGAGATTGGTTCAATGCGAAACCAACGTGGTGGCAGGTTTGCTGACAGTTCTGAAACGATTGCTCGTATCGCGGAAATTCAAGACAAGATAGACAACTTGGAATTTGCGATACCAGATTTGGCGCTTACTGCGTACTATCGTGCCAAGGAGTCGGTTGATACGTTTAAGGGTGCTCCGGGTCTTGTTGCAACACCGAAGTATTCTGCTGACATGTTTGAGCGTTTGAATGTGCTTGTCAACAATTTGGCTATTGCTCGTCCAGAGTTGCAGAGCGGCATCGCTGGTTTTCAAGATGTTATTCAGCAGACAAGACAAAGAATTGAAGGCGGTTTGATTCCACAGGTTGATGGTGTCAAACAGTTGTTTGACCAGATTGACGAGTTTGTTCGCAAGCAGTTTACGAACGAAGATGAACTTCGTCGTTTGACTGCTGTGAAAGCAGAGTTGGAAAAGAACGCTGATGCTGCGTTGAAGGTTGATAAACGGTTTACGGAAGTTTCTACTGACGTTCTTGAATCAACCAAGGATGCTGGCATAAAGTTGGCTAACTATCACATTCTTCATGCGACTCGTCTTGCTGTGGATGCTATTGCTGCGTTGACTCCTAGTGGTACTGCGCCTAGTGAGGCGCTGTTTGCGTTTGCTCGTTCTGGTGCTGCACGTCAACAGTTGAAGCATTTGACGGATTTTCAGCATACGGTGTTTACTGCTGGCGAGGTGATGGAGAAGATTCGTACACAGGTGTTTGGTGGTGTTGAGGTTGCCGGTGATGTGAAAGTTGCTGGTGACAGGATTCGTTCTACGAGCGTTGCTGACCGTGCGCTTGTGTTGCGTCAGGCTGTACAGAATCTTTCTGATGATGAACGTGAAGCGCTGTATGCGGTTGTTGGTGATTTGAGTTATGTGGAGAAGCAGATTTCTATTGGAACGAAGATGGAGGTGGCCCGTAGGACCACCCCAGAGTATGCGCAGGCTCGTGACCGTGTGTGGGCTGTTGAGGCTGGTAATCCGGATTGGCGTGGTCAGATTGAGTTGGATATTCCAAGTTATGTTCGTACTCCTTCTCGTGCTCGTACTTATCAGTATGCGGATGATGCGGCAAGGTTTGAGATGGCTGATGAGCCTTCTTATCAGCGTAGAATATATAACGAACAGGGAGATTTTGAGCGTTTTGAATATGGCAAAGTTGAAGGTGCGGGTGCTTCTGATTCGGCTAAATTGCTGGTTAAGGATGCGCAGAATCGTATTAACCGAATGGAGAATGCAACGCCTCAAGCGTTGAATAAAGAAATTGACCGTCTTGTTGGGGTTGGCAAACTAACTTCTAGCGAGGCTGAGGATTTGCGTCTCGCTGTACAGCAGGGCGAGGAGGCTGCAAAGCGTACACAGAAGGTTGCTCGTGAGCGTGCTGGGGCTACTGGTAAGGGTGAGCGTGCTGCTCGTCAGCGTGCTCGTGGTGTGTTGCGTTCTGGTGATGAGACGTTTGGTATGAGTCGTGCGTTTTGGATTGCGACAAGAACCAATGCTGATGGTTCCACGTTGAGTAATCAACGTGTGGTTGATTTCTTTACGATGGTGTTTGGTGATGGTGAGATTCGTGTTTCTAATAGCGGTGGTTTTAAACGTCCATCAAATGTTGTTGGTGGTGATGAAATAGAGTTTGCCAGAAGGTCAAAAGAAATCATTTTTGGAAACAAAAAAGATTTTGAATCAGGCAAGGCGTCAAAACGTATTATCGGTTATCGGGAAACCCGGAATGGTATTAAGGACCTTGACTATTGGGCCAAGTTGGATGAAGAAGTAGGAATTGATTTCCGAATCAGTTCAAGAATTGTTGCCGACATTACGAAAACTGAAACGGAGATTCGTTTCTTGAAAGCGGACGCAAGGAATGCGCCTATTGGGACTTTCAAGCGTCAAAGTTCTGCTTCTGCTGCTGCTCGTGCTGAGGCAAAACTGAAGTCGTTGCGTGGACAGTTGGACGCTCTTGAGCGTGAGGCTACACAGTTGGTGCAGCGTGGGACTAGCAGCCCAGCAGCAACATACAAATATATTTCTATTGGGGAATCTGTTTTGGGTAAGGCTGGTGCTCGTACACGTGCACGTATAGAGGCTTTGCGTACGTTGGCTCGTGACCCCGAGGCTGGTGAGGCGTTTAGTTTGGCTACTGGTGTTGAGCGCAATGAGGTGTTGACTGGGACGTTTGGTTACGTGGAGTTTTTGCGTGGTCGTGCGAATGAGTTGCAGGCTGCTTATGATGCGACGCAGAGAAGTGCTGCGGAGTTGAAGAAGGTTGAGGACAGGATTGGTCGGGCTTCTACTGTTCGCAAGCAGGGTGTTGATGAGGCTGAGCAGATTGCTGCAAGTCCGAAGATGCAGCAGCGTTTGGATGCGGCAATCAATGTTGTGTCCGATGATGAGCAGGTTCGCAATAAGGCGACTAGCCAGTTGTTGCGTTCTAAGCAGTGGACTGCAAAGGAAGCACCTTTGCCTCCACGTGTGGCGAAGATTGTGAATGAGCAGGAGCAGATTAAGCGTCAGATTTTGGCGATTGAGAAAACTCCCGAGTATACGACTGCTGTTGAGCGTGAGTTCCGTCATAAGGTTTTGATGGGTTTGGCTCGGTTGGATTTGTCCGACCCGAACATTCGTTTCCCTGATGAAACGTTCACAGAGCAAACTCTTGGTGCGTTGAGCAGGTTTGCTTCTCGTGGTCCGGGTGTAGCAGAGCAACTTGATGGTAGGGCTGTCCAAGTATTTGACATGGCGGAAGTTTCTTTGGAGGATGTCGCCAATGATGTTCTGAAGGGTCAAGCATCCAAGTATGTGTTTGTTGTTGGCAATCGCAGAATTGGACCTTCTGTTGTTCGTGATGTTCTTGTGAAGAAGAACAATTCCAAGTTCCGTTATGTGGTTGAAAGTTTTGATGACGGGTCTGGGAATAAGACTTTCGTGTACAGGGATAAGGGAAATGGTTCTGTACATACTTTCCGTGAGGCTGCGCCAGAGAAGTTTGAACCAAGAGAAATCGTGTTGGACGAACCGATTTATATTGCCCGACCTGTGTCGGACAATTTGACTTCTGTTGAAAAAGATGCTTTGGCTAGAGCGCAAACCGAATACTATTCGGCGTTGGAAGGGAACCTGACAACGTTCAAAAAGAGTAGACAGATAACTGCTGGTAAGAGCGGTGAATCTTTTTATAAACCGACCAGCGCTTATGCGCTGTTCGGTTCGCCAACTGGTGAACGTGTGCATCGCATGGATGAGGTGGTTGGTACGTCTGGGTACGCTCGTGGAGCGAACCCGCTTGACCCTGCGGTTGTGTTTGACGAGTCTCAGGGTCGTGGCATTGTTCGCAATTTTGGTTCTTTGTTTGAAGAACCTGCTTCTCCGACCAGTCAGCGTGGCCGCGAGTTGCGTGCACAGGTGGGGGCTAAGCAGGCTGAGCGTGACAAGGTTGCTGTTGAGCACGCTAAACAGTTGGATGCCATGCGTTCTGCTACGACCGAGAAGGCTCGTCGTTCTGCTCAGTCTCGTGCAGCGAACCTTAGTGACAGGATTAATGCGTTTGATGCAGAGTTGGATGTTTTGGAGAATCGGATTGCGAACTCGAGTCCTGTTACTCAGATGATTACTGTTGAGAGTGTTATTCGTGTTGCAGAGTATTTTAGGAACAATCCTAATTTGTTGCGTCGTTTAGGTGTGCGTATTGATGGCGATGTTGTGAGCGATGCTGACGTATTGCGTGGTATTGATAAGTATGTTGAGGCGTTGGAGTTTATGAGACTAAACCCAACAAAGAAGGTACCGAAGCAGAATGATTCTGCACCTGTTGCGTCTATTTCGGTTGCTGAGGTTAAGCGTCGTCGTAGGACGTTGAATAAGGTTTTTGATGCTTCTCCGCAAGGCAAGTTGTTGGCTGATGTTCGTGGCAAGAACGCTCGTTTGGCTGCTAATCAGAAAGAGTTGATAACTGTTCGCAACGGTGGTGAGGGTGCAGAGTTGCTTGCTGCTAAGCGTTCAACTGAGGAAGAATTGGCTAGGGCTGAGCGTAGTTTGAAGTTGAATGAAAAGAATGTTTCTAAGGCTTTGCGTGAGCAGAAGCCGAAGGTTGAGCCGTTGCCGGGTGAAAGTCTTGCCGACACTGCGTTGCGTGTCGCAAGAGAAGAAGAAACTAGGTTGGCTGCCAAACCGTTGCAGAGGTTCGGTGAAGCACTTGATGGTCCTGTGGCTGCTCAGGCACGTGCGGATGCTTTTGCTTCTGCCGCTCCAGAGTATGCAACGGCAACATGGTTTGATTCTGCTGGAAGAAACATTCCGCAAATCATGGACGGTATCAATGCTGACATTTCTGCACGCAGAAGCATTGTGGAGACGTTGAAGGCACGAGAGATTGAGGTCAAGGACCGCATCTCTGTTATCACCAAGATGATTGCTGGTGACAAGGTTCCTGCTAATCAGCGTCAACTTTTGACTGATGAGTTGCGTTCGTTGAATCTACAACTTCATGGTGTTCCAAGAACACCGAAGCGTGCTGGCGAGAAGGGTTTGAATCAGCAGATTAGCGAGGCGTTGGAACGTATCAACGTGTTGCAGAAGCAGCGTAGGACTGTTGAGGCTCAACTTGTTCAGGAGCGTTCTGCTGCCGATGTTGGTTTCTATCTTGAGTTGAATCTGAACGACGCTCGTAAGCGTCTTGATTTGTTGAATGCTTCGCTGGAAGACATTAAGGGCATTCGTACTCGTGCACGTGTAGGCAAGAAGGATGGTTGGATGGCGGACTTTGATGAGTTCGCCGCCGAGGTTTCTGATGTGATGAATCGTTTGAACACGATGCAGGACGGTCCTGACACCCGACGCTTGGCGTCGGTGTTGACTGGCTATTTGGAAGCACGGGCGAATCTGTTGCGTGGTACTGCCGAGTTGTTTACCGCGCGGATGGAGCGCATGATTGCACCTAATCTTGTGTTTGCTGAGGGCGACCACATTGTGTTCAAGCAGGTGATGGATGAAGGCTGGATGAAGTTGACTGGTTCTGGTGCGTTGGCTTCGTTTGAGAATTTGCAGATGCGTCCAGAGGTTACTGAAATTCTTACGAACATGGGTCGCTTGCGTGACCCAGCGTTCGTCAAGAGTATGCGTGTATGGTTCGGTCCGTACACAAGGTTCTTCAAGGCTTGGGCGTTGTCCACACCCGGTTACCATGTGCGCAACAGTGTGACTAACGCTTTCATGTTGGTTGCTGCTGGTGCACGTCCACAGTTCTTGTCGGATGGTATGCGTGAGTACAACGCCTTGTATAAGGCGTTGAAGAATGGGAAGTCCATTGACAAGTATTTGGCTGATTTGCCCGAGAGCCGCCGTTTGACTGTTTCTCGAGCGTATGAGTCAATGCTTGGTTCTGGTGTTGGTCAGTCTGAGGAAATTGCGTTTGATACGGCTGGCGTGTTGACGAACAATCCGATTACTCGTGCCAACAGGCGTGTGGGTGCGTGGGTTGAGCAGCATTCACGTTTCATGTTGGCGTACGATGGTATTCGTCAAGGTTTGGATGTGAACGGTGCTACTGCTCGTACACGCAAGTTCTTGTTTGACTACGAAGACATTTCTACTTTGGATTCGGTGATGCGCAGCATTATTCCGTTCTGGATGTGGACGAGCCGTAACTTGCCGTTGACGATTCAGAACATTTACATGAATCCTCGCCCGTACCAGTGGTATCAGAGTGTTCGTCGCAACATTGAGGACCAAGAGAAGACTGAAGGGTTGCCGTTGTACATGCGTGAGGCTGGCGGGTTTGCGTTGGCTGGCACCAATCTGGCTGCGACACCTGACTTGGGTTTCAACAGGTTGCAGGCTGATGTGAGCATGTTGACTGACCCGACACGGTTTGCTGCGAACATCAACCCGTTGTTGCGTGTGCCTGCTGAAACGATGCTGGCAAACAAATCGTTCTTCCGTAACAGGGAGTTCAATAGGGAACCGATTGCTGTTGAGGGTCCTGTTGGTACGTTGGCTTCGCTGTTGGGTCAGCCGATTGGTGCTGGTAGTTCTGTGGGCGGTCAACGATTTGTTGATGAGAAGTTGTTGTATGCGTTGGGGAACTTGGTTCCTACGTTGAATCAGGTGGAACGGTTTGTTCCTTCGCAAGAGTATTATCAGCAGCGTGGTTCTACGAACCCGCTGTTGGGTTACTTGGGTGCGCCTGTTCGTGAAGTTACTCCGCAGATGCGCACAAGTGAGCAGCGTCGTATCCTTGCGGAGTTACAGAAACTTGTTGCTGCTCAACCGAAGGTGGAACCTAATGAGTAAGACGTACACAGGGAATCGTGATGGGGATTACGGCAAGGCTCGTGCAGGCTTGTTGGAGTTCGTGAAGACGATTGAGCAGATTACGGATGGTGCGTTGTGGAACAACGGCACCTATGTGAAGCGTGACATGCGTGGCAAACCGGGAACGATGAGCGTACACAGCACTGGTCGTGCGGTTGATTTGTCGTATCGCAAGTTGGGTACCAAGGGTCGCCGCAATGGGCGGCGTATGGCTGAATGGGTTTGTGATGTGTTAGCAGACCACTCTGAGGTGTTGGGTGTGGAATGTATTTTGGATTATTTCCCTGAACCTCACGGGCGTGGCTACAGGTGGGACCGTGATAGTTGGGTGGCGTACAAGACGCCGACTATCGGCGGTGCGCCTTCAGGTGATTGGTTGCACGTGGAACTTTCACCTCGTATGGCGGATAGTCCAACGCTGGTGAGAGAAGCGTGGTCGGATGTGGCTGACTCTGATTTGTTTCTCCATATGCCGAAAGGTCAAGCGAAGAAAAATCGGGGGAAGTCAGGTAACTGATTTGGTTCACCATCCCTTTCGGGATGTGTGTGACCATGCCGACATCTCCTGCTTCGTCTGAGTTGTCCGCAGATGGACACCACGAGGTTGTGAGCGACAGGTGGCCGGGTAGGCAATCTTCCCACACGTAGCCGACAGTGATGACGTACTGTGGTGTTGGTTTGTAGTCCTTGACGGTTATCCAACCGTTGCTTGAATCAAATGCGTCGGTCCAATGTACGACAGCAAGTTTGGGTGGGATTTTCATTCGTCTTCTCCTTCTAAGTGGTTTTTCATGTTGGAGATGAGGTGGTCCACGAACGACGAGATACGCAGCCATGCGTATACGTCGCCATCGGTTGCTCTGTCCCAAGTTTTACAGATGTCAATTACATCTTCTTTGGTTGCGCTCATCATGAGTGTGATGATTGTGTTGGAGTTTTGTTCAATGCTTTCAAGTTTGGCATCCATGTTGTCTGCTTCTTTTTTGGGCATGAACTCGTAAATCCAATCTCCGTTATCTGTGGACACGAGTCTTCCTTCTTTCGTTATGAATGTAGACGCTGTTTTCTGGTAGTCCATTGACTGTGATTCCTTTGCCCATCTCAACGTCATCAAAATGCGCAGTAAGTATTTGGACAATCGTTTCCACATGGACTGCTTTATCAAACCCGATTGTTATTTGCCGATATGCCATACTCTTCTCCCAACGAAAGTTTGAACGTGTCATCAAGAACCATCAACGCGACTACACAGTAGCCGATGATGTCGTGCAGCGTATCAGCAATTGTTTCGTTGACGAGTGGCGCAACAGCGCCACCGTCCTCAAGGAAATCTTTCGTAAACTGCAAGTTCGTTAGACGCTCATACTTGTCGGTAAGGCGAACAACGATGCCCTTCAAACCGAAACGGGTGATGTTCTTGTGACCGTAATCGTGTTGCTTGCGTGCAAGCAGACGAGCCATCTCTGCTGAATCCCACCAGTCATGTGCACGCAAATAAGACACCACAGGCAAAGCAATGGCACTGAATGCTTCAGGGTTCGGCTCAAGGTTGTTGTGGAATGTGATGCCGATAAGCGCATCTATCCTGTCGTGCAACGCCGCGAAATCTATTTTGTTGTTTGGTTTCGCCAATGAACCGAGGTGTGTACACCACTGTGTTGCTGACTGGTCCCATGTTGTAGCCATTTCGTATCTCCTTCTGAGTGTGACGCTCATCGTCAACGCTTCTTTGAGTTTATCATACGCCGTGTTACGAAGGCGCATGGTGTGGACATCGGAGTAGCCAAGTAACTCTCCTGCTTCTCGCAAAGACAAACCTTCATACATTAGTAGTTGGATTGTTTTGCGATATTTGTTTGGCAACGATTGAACTGCTTCGGCTACCGCCTCACGCAGTTCTAGTAGTTCATCGGCAGAAGGCATCGGGTCTTGACCCGGTGCCGTAATCATGAGTGCTTCCATTTCCGACGATGGTCGTCGGCGTGACTGCAACTTCTCAAACACCTCCCCAGCGAACAGGACGTGTTTTCTAGCCATCGTAAGCCGAGTCGTAAAGAAGTTCTGCGACGTTCTCAGGTTTTAGTAGGTAACCCCATGCTGGGTTGTCTGAGCGACGAGCGAAGTCTCGTGTTTCTAATGTTTCACGGTTGGAGTCAATGTAACGCTTCAAGCGGTCTACGGACACAATGACGAAGCCACCGTCCATTGAGAAGATGTACACCCACCATTGTGCTTTGGTGACTTGCAACCCTGACGGTATCCACTTGCCGCATTTGCGTGGGTTCTGACGCATCTCCACTGCCATGTTGCCGTTTCGGTAGCGGTCTGACTTCACTTCAAAGGAGCCTTCAACGAGGGCTTCCAACATTTTGCGTATCCGCTTTTCGCCCAGTTGACCGTACTTCAGGTCTTCTGCAAAGTTGAATGTGTTCTTTTCAATATCCCATTTACTGTTCTTCACTAAGAATCTCCCATGATGCCTGCGAGAAGCCTCGCACTTTTCCGTCTGGTTGTATGTACACCCATTGCGGGGCATCAGGGTCACAGTTGCATCCTGTGACATTGCGTTTATCGTGAACGATTATTTGTTGGCAGTTGTTGCATCTTACTTTGGTCATAGTTTTTTCACCGTCAATTCAATGATTTGCTTGTCATCTTCCCACGCTACACCGTTCAGCCCATCAAGGATGGACTTCACGTAATTATCTACGTCGCCTTTCAACGAAGATTTGTGGTCGGGGTTTTTGGTGGCGGTCACAGTGATGGTGGTGCCTTTGAGTGTGAACACGAGTGACACTTCTATGGTGTGGGATGCATCAAACATCGGGCCGGTATACGCCTTGGCGACAGCCTTCTCGTAGTCGGCTGTTCGTTTCGGTGTGTAGACGTGACCTGTGCGTGTGGCTCGTGGACGTTCCTTGGCTAAGGGTCGCAGTGGAATGAACTGTTTGTGTTTCTTCACGAGTCGTACACTTTCATCACCATTGCTTCAAGGTGCATGATGCCATCTTCACGGTCGTGGAACTTGCCCCACTTCTTGTCTGCTTCAATCAGCATCGTCAAAGTTTCTGCTGGTAGCAGACCGTCTGAACGCAGACGGTATGCGAGACGAATCAGTGTGGTGGAACGGTCAGAACCTTCGAGCGGTCCTTGCGACATGATTGTGTACGAGTATGGGCTAATCATGTAGCGCAGTTCACCGAGCGACATCGGTTTGCCTGAACGCATCACCGTGTTTTTGGGGGTGGGCGGAACCCATAGTTCTGCTACATGGGCAATCAAATCGGGTTCAACACGCCCTGAATACGCTTGCTCAACGAAATCTTGGAGTGACATCGTGGTGTCATGTTGGTTGAGCATGATGCGTTCGGTTGGCTGGTTTTCCCAGCCACCGAAGTACGGGAGGCGAACATAGTTGCCGTAGCCGTTGGACACAGATTCCTGTTTGGGGTTCACTTCTTTGGCTGGGTATTCGCACACTTTGTGTGCTGCTAGTAGGCAACGACGCATCGTTGCTGCTGGTACAGGTTCAGTGGCGAACACCCACAGGTGGTAGCCACGACGAGTACGTTCAATCCAAGAGTGAATGTTCTTGACCGACAGTGCGGTGCGCAGGTTGTGTACAGCATCCAAATCGGGGACGTCAATGTCTGAGCATCCCCAACGAGTCATGTTGTGTTCGTTCACAGGGTAGATGCCCATGCCGATGTCACCTAGCAGGTGGGACATGAACAGGTCTTGGGTGACTGGTTTTTTGACGCAGCCACCTTCCCATGAACCGTATGCGTCTGTGCGCCCAGAGAATAGTTCTATGAATTTAGAAAGCGCCATGATTGACACGCTCCAAATGTTGCGACGGTAACTCTGCGTTACGCAACGCACGCAACCTTCCTGTGTGCAAATCAAGTTCGTAGTCAATGTCATCTACGAGCGAACCGCCCGGACGTTTGTTCTTCAACAATGACAAGGTGACGGTGAACTCGTGGATGGTCAACAGGTAGCGCAGTTCATCTAAACGTTCTTGTGCACGTTCCGAGTGTGAGCGGTCAAGTTTCTCAACTATCTCGTTCATCTCTGACATGATTTGGAACTTCTTGCGACGCACACCGATGATGCTGGTTGCTTGCTGTTCACCACCGTATGAACCTGATGACATGGTGAGTTTGGCTCCGTCCGCACCTGCGGTGCGTGACGTTTGATGCAACACAAGCAATGGCACATCGTGGCGACGACCAAACGATTTCAGGAACGTCGCTTTGTCGGGAACTGTTTCGCCTGCTTCCACAAGGTCAAGGTAGTCAACGACCACAAGTTCTGGTGCTTGACCCCACACATCGCACAGTTCGTGGTATGCGCGTTCCATGTCGGATGCAGACAGGGGTTGGTCAAACACAGCAAGGTTCGGATAGTGGTCTACTGCGGTTGAACGTAGAAGGCTGATTGCTTCTTGGTCATCGGCAGCGACTCGTGCTTCCAGTTCCCGTGCAGGGATGCCGTGTTGGATGCAGGTGAGTTTGGTGAGAACCAACTGTCGTGGTTCGTCGGGGATGAATAGTGCGATGTGCTTTTCGCGGTTGTGACGCAACATGTGCAACAACGCAAGGGTCTTACCGCCGTGAGCGAAACCGAGCATCACTGTCATTTCGCCGGGTGCTATGCCACGCATTTCTTCATCTATTTGGGGGACACCCAAGTGGATGCGTTCATGTGTTGCTTGCGCCCAACGGACAAACGAATCTGCCGCTTCACTCAAAGGCTCGTACATTCTGTAAGCAGGAGGCTGGTCAACCGCCAGCACAGGAGTGGGAGGGTTCTCCTGTGTGGCGGTATTCCAACGTGCTGCTAAATCGCCAGCACTGATTCTCACTTACGTGCACGACCCTTCGGTTCCCAGTACGCCTTGTCAACGCCGACAGCCTTGAACCAAGGACGCTTCGGGTTGTCAGCCAACTGGTTACGGTTGTCAAACACTCGGGTCACGTTGTCACGCTTGCAAGCGGACACAAGCCATGCAGGAAGTTCACCGTGCTGTTCTCCTTGAACGGTGACTGTGAAACCCTGCGAGTCAGACTGAACTTCGGTTGAGTTCGGGAAAGTCTTTTGGACCATCTGAATCACATCTGCTGTCTTGCCCGTGGTGACACGAGAGTTGATTGAGTCAAACACCATTTCGGTTACGAGGCTCAGCAAGATACCGAAACGGTCAGCCGTAACTTGTGTATCTTCATCCTTCGTAGTCAGGTCGGCAGCAATCTTTGCGCAGACCTGTGAAATGATTTGAATTTCTTTGTTATCCATTATTCGTCTCCTGACGTGTTGTGGGTATTTTGAATGAACACTCCTTTGCACACCGACCACCAAGGACACCAGCGTTCGGAGCACAAGAAGTGCTGGTCGTTCTTCAACCAAGGGCGATTGAACTCGCCTTCGGCATTTCGCATTGCGAGCGCCAACCTGACCATAGTTGACGCTTGTTCTGTCACCCACATCGAGTGGGCGCTGTTGCGCTTGATGCGAACTATTTGTGAATCGCCTTTCAGGTTACGAATCATAACACCGAAGTTGAAACCAACGTCGCCGTTGGCATCAACTTCTACTTCGCCTGACTGCAAAGCGTATCCAGAATAAATACTTGCCTGAATGGACTGCGTTTGTTTCTCCAACAGCGAATACTTTCTCGCTGCTGTCTTCCAATCCCACACACCTGTCGGATGGAAGTAGTCCATCGTGCCTTCAAACCAGATTGCGTAACCGTCAACCATAATGTTTGAGAAGTACTCAAACTTGAACTCGGGTTGACCACCCAACGGAACTTCGGGCAACACACCTGCCACCCAAGCGTTCGTCATTGAGCGAACCAAATCTTCCCAAGTGGAAGGGTCCGTGTTCGTCACCTTCACCTTCTCTGTGTCTTTGATGAGATTCAATTTGGACACGGACACATGATGTGCGTCTCGTGCGTCAATCGTGCCACGCAACACCGCTTCAATACCGGCATGCACAGCAGTACCCATCACAGCAGAGTCGTTCGTAGTGCGAAACTCTGGTGACACCATCATGCGACGTCCACGTTCCTGACACAGCATTGAATCACCGAGCCACGACTGTCTCACGTACACACGCTTGTTCTCTTCGTCAATTCTCATCTATCTCTCCTTCGTTGTTTGTTTGTGTTCGTTCTAGCATCGCCAACCTTTCAGGTTGCGATGCGTAATGCTGAGGCTTTGGCTACTGCCCCCCCTTACCCCCCCACGATAGCAGACGGGTCACACAGGTTGTGGACTGACGCACAGAAATCTTTCTGCATCGCCCACGGCTGCCATCCGTTCAGATTGTGTTCGCTGGAATACAGGTAGATGTTCAACCCAGCAAGCAGATTTATCGCAGGAATGTACAGGTCATCGCAAGATGACAGAAGTCCTTGTGCCTGCAAATAGCCTTTCGGATGATAGCGAGATGGCTCACACCAGTATCCGTTGATTTGCATCAAACCGTACGACCCACCGTTGGGGTCTTTGTCGTAATGCACATCAGGCAGACATCTGGACTCACGCCAAATCACGTAGGACAACTCATCCAAATCCTCCGTTTTCCAACCCAGCGAATGAGCCAAATTCACTACATCGGCGCACAGAGAAACTGATACCTGAGTATCAGTTGTAATTGGAATAACAGTTGATACACTGGGTATTTCGGCCACTTTTGGGTCTTGCCAAGGTGTGAACGGCACAACGATTGGTGGTGCAAGAGCGGGGGCAACTCGTGCCCCCACCCATGCAAACAACACCAACACAGATGCCACAGCCACACGCCTACGAATGTAAGTCATGCGAGTTGGCATCATTCACCTCCATGTCCACGATGTCAGTCAACGCACGCTCAAAGTGCAACTTCGTATGCGTCAACAGTTGATACTCGGTCAACACATCGCTGGCACGATAAGTGCCACGCACACGGTCAAGTTTCTTGCCCACTTGGTCAGCGCCAATACTCAACGATTTGACAATCGTGCGTATCTCATCCAATGTCAGTGACAACTTCACGGTGTAACGACCAGCCATGTTCTTCCCTCAACTTTCTTGCTAGATGTTCTGATACATACTGTCCACCCCAAATGCCGATGGAATCAGTGCGACAAGCGTACTCCAAACACTCAGACTGAATCGGACACACAGAACAATACTGACGTGCCTTGGCAATCTGCTTGGGTGTGATACGCCCCCTGAAATGCAGGTAGTTGGGAAAGAACACTTCGGTAGGGACACCTTTGCAGGCAGCCCTAGCGAAGTTCGGTGCTTTATCAACTACGAAACGGAACTGATGTTTCATTGTGTGCGCTCCATTCGTTGCTCGGAACCGTGAATACCGAAGTATGCGAGGGCGTCAATTGCATCGCAATTACGCCACAGCACATCCATCTGTGGTCTTTCTGCCATGTCCGAATAGATACGCAGCCACAAAGTGAATGTGTCCACGCCGGTTTTCTCAAAGTCACACAACTCCACATCACCGAACGGTGTGTGGTCGTAGCGATGAACCTTGTGTCGGTCACCCCATTTGGTTTCTGTTTTCATTTTATTTCTCCTTCATTGTTACTGTTTTTGTTGAGTGCACCAAACTGTTGCGACAGGTTGGTGGTATTTCTACGTCTATGTACAGCATCACACCACGTTTGCATAGTGGACACTGCCATAGTTTGCCTCGGCGTTTAGAACGACGAGGTTGCTGGGACATCTTCACCTCCCCTCGTCACATCAACTACATCAGGATGGTAACTCATCGTGAATCCCATCGGCCAATCACAGCACGTTGCTTCGTTGTCGTCAATCACTTCTGAACCACAGTACAGACAGCATGAGCACTCAGGGCAGTGAGTGGCAGGCAAATCCATGTGATGTAGAACAGTCGTGGCACCACAACGAGAACAGGTTGCTTGATAAGAGTCATCACCGTTCGGTGAATAAATCTTGCTGAACCTTTCCAACAGTTCCTCAGCCAAGTTGTAGTAGTCAACCTCAACTTTCTGTGGGTCATCGTTGGTCTTGTAGTGCATCTCAATCAGCGACTCTGCGATTTCGTATGCGTGATGTTGCAACTCGTAATACAGTTCCTCCTTGCGAGCACTCTGTGTGGTCGCAGGGACAACGGTCATCGCAACCGTATCGTCGGTTGCTTTGTGAACCTTGTACGGATTCTTGTACGTTGTGGAGTAACCGTAATCCCAACCACCCCAACTGCTCCTGAACGAAGAGGAAGGCATGGAGTATTTGTACGACGAGTTGGAGAACCACACGCCTTCATCCTCATCCTTACCCCAATGGCCGTCCTCTGAGTTGATGATGACATAACGCCACTTGGATGCAGGGTTCGCAGACAAGAACACCAACTTGGAACCCGCTGCCCACTTGGACAGATGATTGACCCCCAAGTCGCCGTTCAGGAACGAGATGCCACCACGCTTGGGTAGCAACGTTTCTGCGAACACACGAGTGTCCGAACGATTGTCACCTTTGTCTGTGACGACAGGCAACATACCGTTGTGAGCCACAACAGTGAGTTCGTCCTTGCCGACATAGAACGGATGACAGTTGTCCAGATTCGTAGAACCCTGCGTGGTGATACGAAGATGGAACAAAGCGTCGCCGTTGTAACACGAGCGAGCATCTTTGAATTCTTCGTACGCTTTGTAGAAGTCCATGTTCTTGCCGACGAGAATCTTGTCAGGCGTACGAATAGCCCAACCGAAACCGTCATCATTGAACCATGATGCTTGCTCCAACGATTGCTTTGACGCAATCTTGCCCTCGGGCATGAATACCAATAAACACATTTGATTTCTCCTTCTGTTTGTTTGTTTGTTGTATGTGAAACTGATACGCGAGTATCAGTCGTCTTGATGTGATGAAATGAACTCGCTGTCCGGATTACGGCTGGACAACAACAGTCGGTCATACAGGTGACGGTATGCGAACTCATCACCCTCCTTGGACTTGCTACGAATGAACGCAAGGAACGGACGCCACGTAAGCGCACGATTGACCAACACATCGTGAGATGTCAAGCCTTTCGTGTACTCGTGTAGGGCGAACGTGAACTCCAAGCACGCACGAACAGTCTTCGGGTTCAGAGAACCCTTGAAGAATCGCAGTTCGTAAGTGTTTGCGTTCTGTGCGTTCACAGCAAGGTAACGGTTGTCGTTGAGCGCACGTTTCTTGACGACATCAGCAACGGAACCATCCTTGTACCGTGGTGAACCGTTGTCATGCCAACCGACATGAATCTGACGTTGTACGAACGAGTCGTAGTCAAAGCGTGCGTAGGACGAATCACGACCAGCGAAACGCACCAACGGGTCACGGTTCGCAAAGATGAATTTGAGAAACATCATTGCGTGACCAACCGTTCCGAACGACGCATTGTTGATGTGAATGTGAAGACCACACGATGATGATGATTTCCACGAACGCCAACCACGACCACGAATGTAGTTGAGCGCATCCCACAACTCTTGACGTTTGTTGTACGCAGAAAGAGTATGAGGGTGGGTGACAATCTCAAACCCGTCACTCACCGAACCGTCCTCTTTCATGTACAAGTAACTGCCACACATGTCGTTGATGTAACGAGCACAGTCGTTGTAACTCAACTCGCCGTTCTCATCGGATGTCTCCAACTCAAACCCACACACAGGGAACTGTACGCGTGTCGAGTTTTCGTACGACGCAGGCGAGAACTTGCCCTCACGTCCCTCTGGCGTAAAGATGCGACGGTTCGTAATAACACCGGTGCTCGCATCAACGTCAAAGAAGATTGGTGAAGGACGGTAGCCATACGAATGAACGTAATCGCTACTCGTACTCTCTTGCGCCTCATTCTCATCTCTACAACGGTCGTCATAACAATCGTCGCACAGAAAGTCGTATGAGGAACCAAGCGCCTCAAACTCCACATCCATGTGAACACTGCTAGTCCAGTTGTGTATGCCGTTGAGTATCTCCCTGCTGAACACCACATCATTGTCTCCCTCGTAGCGACGACGCAACACGGTGGAATACCAGTAGTACTCAGTGTCATGAGCGTACGCTGGCGCATCCACACGACGAAGCAGGCGAGTTGACTCGCATGATTCGCAGAGACTTGCGTTTTCGTCAAGGAACTCATTGATTTGGTCACTGTCCCACCGTGTCCACTCGGGACGCTGTGGTGGTATTTCGTTGTCTGTATTGTCAGGCATTGTGTTTACCTCCTAAGGTTGTGCCTGTTGTGCGACGAGTCGGTCGTCGCCACCGTATGAGAAACTGATACACGAGTATCAGTTTATTTCTTGCGTGTCTTACGGCACGGATGCGCCTTGCGAGCACGCAACTTCTGGTCATTACGTCGCAGAGAATACCAACAGGTAGTCACATACAACGCAACCGTTGTGCCAGCGAGAATAGCCAACATCATTCACCTCCATTCGTTTCATCTGTGAACAGCGCGCGAAGCAACTTGTCCAACTCCTTTGTGTCGGCACGATTGACATCGCACAAGAACTCAAACAACAGCACGCCACCTTTGTGTTTGACGCACCATTCCATGAACTCCGAACTCACTAGCCACCACGCACCAACGCTGTCGTCGTAATCATCTCTCAGCGTTGATGGCGAAACTTCGTCAGCCATGTAAATAGACATGGCAAGCAAAGATTCGCGCAACTCTTCCGTCGTGTATGTTCTCATTACTTGTCTCCTTCGTTTGAGAGCGATAACAGCCATTCGGACATTCTCGCAAAGAACTCCCTGTGTTTCTCATTCGGTGACGCATCACCATCACGAGAACGCACATACTGTGCGAGTGCTTCTATGTCTTGCTTCGTAACCATTACTTGTCTCCTCGTGTTGAGGACTGATACTCAGGTATCAGTTCGTGATTAGTCATAGCCATAACCCATGCGTACATACGCAACGCCCACTCGTTGTCCGGACCGAACGACGCTTGCTCGTTCAGTTTCCACAACAGAACACGAATGTCCTGCGTTGTCGCAATCATGGACACGAAAGTGTCCCAATCAGTTTCGTCACCATCAAAGATGGTCGCAAACGGATTACTCATTATTTGTCTCCCTTGTTTGTTGTTATCTCATGAAGCACGTCGCCCAACGCCTTACCGTTGTACCGACGAAACGCTCGCTCCGTGTTCCTGTCCGTGTATGCGTAAACGCACCACGCAACGAACGAACCGACAACGAGCAATGTCCACGCTGTTTGATACGTCATTACGCAACCGCCTTCACATTACGCAACGCACGCATCATGCGCTGAGGATTGATGTTGTCCATGCCAAACACTTCCGTGAAGTGAATCGCAAGGTCACGCAACTCATTCGGTCTGCCAGTCCCAATTTCCTGACGGTAAACAGTCGCCAGCAACTGAGCGCTGAGCATCTCATCACCGAACACGGTATTGAGCATTTCCTGATGTGACTTATTCATGTTTGTGTTTCCTTTGTGTGTATTGTGTATGCCGAAACGGTCGGCTAACCGTGTTTCCGTAGAAACAATTGAGCACACCAGCAGGGGAATACTGATGTGCTCTCAGCAACTACGGAGTTGCCAAACTGATACCCGAGTATCAGTTACTCGCTGACAAGTTCCCAGAACTCATCAAACGACTTCGCTTTATTCCACGCATTGTGCGCCGAACGCTTCGTGAGCGCAACAGCACTCGTGGAGCGTTTCTTGCCTTCCTTACGCTGACCCGAACCCTGAGCCAACGTTTGTAGCGCCTTGATTTCGCGTGTCTCATACACAGCGTCATACGCTGACAGAACACCAGCCTTCGTCTTGTGCTTGCGCATCAGACGCACAACCGACGACACGTACTGACGAATCGTGTTCTCGGTTTGCGACAGCGTGTTCTTGCCTGTCCAACGCAACGACACAGCCGATTTCGCATACGCCGAGGCGTTGCCACCGAACCGTTCGTAGCACTCAACGCCAGCATTGAGCCAACCGTCAAACGCAGTTGCCTCACCAGCCTTGATTTGTTGGTCGTGCTTGACGAAATTGGTCTTCGTCATCTTGTTATTCGCTTTCATGTTTCTTTCTCCTTGTTTGTTTCTGTGAACGCCACAGACAGCGTGGACCGAATAGTCCCTAGTGAAACTGATACGCAAGTATCAGTTCCACCGAGCACCATTCACTCTGAATACAGTTCGCAATACTGAACACCAAACTCATCACCACTCACAGCCCAACGCTCAGGCGCAAGCATCACAACATCTAACGCAACCCATTCCGTCATGCCACTAGCACGACGAACTAGCACCAACGTATCCATAGCCATTCACCACCACAACAGGTTGAGCCGTCGGCTCTGTTCTGCCCTGTTGCCTTTCGTAATAGGTTTGGGTGTTTATCTGTTGTGGGGTATTTGTGCGTATTGGTGTGTGTTGTGCGTCGGTTTGGTGCTGGCACAGGGGCATACGGTGGGGTACGGCGCCCCAAATTGAATGGATGGCTCCTGTGCGTGGCGAGAGCGTTGCATTGGATAGGTGCATGTGACGCTGGTCACAGCGTTTAGGAGCCTTTTACCCACTTACGGTTTTTGGGTTGGGCAGTTTTAGATGGGGACCATTTAACTTTGTCTGCCCAGTACGCTGCTGACATGGGTCCTCTGGAAATGTTCTTGCTGTGACGCGATTTAAACGCTTCTCGTTGCCCTGCGGTTTGATTGGTTCGTACACCTTGCTGCCCAAAACGAATGGTTTTGACTTGTCCGCCTGAGCGGGCTACAACAATGTGGGATTTGGTTGGGTGTCCGGGCGTGCGCTTAGGTTTGTTGTAGCCTGATACACCTGCACGTGCAAGTCGGGGGTCTTTAGCGGCCACGACGACTCACAGCAGCATTGTCTACAAGGTTAGGGTACGGACGTCCCGCTTTCTGTGCACGCTTCTTGGCTGCCTGTTTTTGGGCAGCCGAAAGGGGTGTGCTCTTTTTCTTTGGATTTGGCTTATTCCAGAATGCTTTACTCATGGTATTCCCTTGCTCTGTGTACGCCTTAGCCACCGTCAACCTTACGGTTGCGGTGGCGTCCTGCTCTTGCTAACGCCCCCCCTATAGTCCCCCCCAAACGCTACATAAGTAGTCATATGACCACTCTAAGTGACCAAAGGTAGCAACAAGAACAAACAGTAGATGGAAGAAGTAACGCTTACTGCACCACAACAGCGGTATGTGGATTGGTTGTGCACCGCTCCTTCGGAGCGTGTCCCAGCGACCAAGACGCAGATGGCTTCCGAGTTGGGTGTGGACATCACCACTCTGCGTCGCTGGGAGAAGCGCCCTGCGTTTAAGGATGTGTGGTCTAAGCAGGTGGATGAGGTGCAGGGTTCTCCTGAGCGTACACAAAGGTTGTTGGATACGTTGTATGCCAAAGCGGTTGATGGTGATGTGAAGTCGGCTCAGTTGTATTTGCAGGCTACGAACCGTATGGCTCCGCCTACGGTTGAGGTGAAGACGGAGAAGCGGGTGGCTGAGTTGTCTGACCGGGATTTGGATGAGTTGATTGCTGCGATGGCTGTCCGTGAACGTGACACCAGATTGAGAGTTGTGTGATGACTACGACGAACGATGCGATGTTTGTGGCGTTGAAAGCCCAATACCCTACATTGTCAACGTTGGGTGACATGATGTATGCCTTTGCGCAAGATAACGGATACGAGTTTCGTGATACTCGTGCCTTCCAGTTTTATGTGGATGCTGGGGCTGTTGGTACAACTCGTGGCGACCTTGCAAACTCGTATTGGGATGACCCCGACTATGTGGTTTCCAACTTGGAGTTGGAGACAGGTAGCGATTTGCTCCTAGAAGATGGAGGGTTCGTTTTAACGGAGGCTGGCAATGGCTGACCTAAAGATTTCACAACTGACAGCACTTTTGGGTGCTGGTGCGGATGATACCGATGTTGTTCCTGTTGTTGACGTAAGTGCGACCACAACGAAGAAGATGACGTTGTCGGAGTTGGTGGAGTACATTGTGGGGTCTGGTGTGTTTGCGGGTGCTGTGTCGTCGTTGTCGCCTGCGGTGACGTTTGATGATGCGGAAAATGTTTTGTGTAATGCGGTGTTTAGTTAATAGGTAGCGTTAGGTACAAGGAGTAGATATGGCAACTTTTACAAAACTCGCCCTTCAGCCTGCTGGTACTACGGGTACTGGGTTGGGTGTTAAGGTTGCGGCGACCAGTGGAACTGGTACCGCAATCCACACTGCTTCAACCACGACCACAACCATTGATGAAGTATGGTTGTATGCGGTAAACACCAGCACATCATCGGTGAAGTTGACGCTTCAGTTCGGTGGAACGACTGCTGTTGACAATGACATTGAGTTGACGGTTCTACCCGAGGCTGGTTTGGTGACGGTGATTCCGGGACTTCCGTTGCAGGGTAATGCGACTGCTCGTGTTGTGCGTGCGTTTGCTGCGACTGCTGATGTTGTTGTGGTGTACGGATTCGTCAATCGTATTGCGGTCTGAGGTTTAGCCGATGGGTACGGCTCGCCGCCAACTTGGGTATGTGTCGTCGTTGACGCAACAAACATCCTTTGCGGGGACCTATGGTACAGCAACGGGTGGAACTTCGTCAAGTATTACTGCTGACGGTGTCGCATACACTTTGCTGACTTTTACAGGTGACGGTACTTTGACTGTTTCCAAGGCTGGCTTGTTTGATGTGTTGTTGGTTGGTGGTGGTGCTGGTGGTGGAGCGGACAGAGGTGGATATTCTGGTGCTGGCGGTGGTGGCGGTATTGTAACTGAAACTGTTTATTTGTCGGCAAATACAAGTATTGTTGTTGGTGCTGGTGGTAGCATTGGAGCAATTGGTGGTGGTAGTCCGTCACGAATAAACAATTCTCGTAATGCGCTTACTGCTTTTGGTGGCGGAACAGGTGCATCTGGTGGTGACCGTTTCCGTGCTGGCTCAGGTGGTTGTGGTGGCGGAGGTTTTGGAACTGGTAACTCAAACTTCACCGCTGCTGGTATTGGTCATCAAGGTTTTAATGGTGGTGCAGGTATTGAAAACGATAACCAAGCAAGTGGAAGTGGTGGCGGAGGAGGAGCAGCAGGTTCTGCTGGTTCTGGAACTACTGCTGGTAACGGCGGTGCTGGATATGATGCTTCCTCATTCCTAGGACAATCCGCAAATACGACGCTTCGTTCGGGTGGTGGAGGTGGCGGAGGTGCTGCTGGTGGTAATGGTGGTACTGGGGGTGGCGGTAACCGTGGTAGTGCAGGAACTGCTAACACTGGTGGTGGTGGAGGCGGAAGCACGACTTTGGGTGGTGCTGGTGCTGCTGGTGGTTCGGGTATTGTGTATGTAAGGTTCAAGGTGTAATCATGGCTCACTTCGCATGGCTTGACGCAAACAACATGGTGACCGCAGTATCAGTTGTGGACAATGTGAACCTGCTTGACGCAAACGGTAACGAATCAGAAGCAGTAGGTATCGCCTATCTGACTTCGGTTCACGGTGAAGGCAAAGTGTGGAAACAGACTTCGTACAATGCGAATCTGATTGAAGGTCAAGACCGTGGGAAGTATGCAGGCATTGGTGATGTGTGGGATGGTTCTAAGTTTGTTGCTCCGATAAGCGAGGAGTAACGATGAGCCGTTCCTATTACGGTTATGTTTCTGCGACAGCGAACGAAGGCGAAACAATAAACCGTTCCTATTTTGGTTATGTTTCTTCACAAGCAAAGGGAATACCTTTGCCTGTGCCATCGGAAGTTGAATGGCTGGTTCTTGCTGGTGGTGGCGGTAACAGCAATGACCGTTGCGGTGGTGGTGGCGCTGGTGGATACCGTTCTTCAATTAGTGGCGAAAACTCTGGCGGTGGCGCTTCCGCAGAAGCACGATTCGTTCCAACAGAAGGGGTAACCTACACGGTTACGGTTGGTGGTGGTGGCGCTGGGGAAGCAAATGGCTCAAACTCGTCTTTGTCGGGTACTGGCATAACAACAGTTACTTCGTCAGGTGGTGGATTCGGGAACAACGGAACGGGTGTGGCTGGCGGTTCTGGTTCTGGCGGTGGTAATGCGAACGGTTCCGATTTCAACGGCGGCGCTGGAACTACTGGACAGGGTTATGCGGGTGCGCAAGCAATTAGCACTGGCAACAATGCTCGTATCGGTGCTGGTGGTGGTGGAGCAGCAGCAGCAGGTGGCAGACCTTCCCTATCTGGAACTGTTTATACAACTGGTGCTGGTGGCAATGGTGTGCAGTCGTCAATTACTGGAACCGCAACTTATCGTGGTGGTGGTGGACGAGGAAAAGCAAGCGACGAAAGCGGTTCGTACACGAGCGTTTTGGGAGCGAATGGTTTGGGCAACAATGCCGCAAACTTGGGTGGCGGTGCTGGCGCTGGAAGAACAAGCGGCGACAGCGGTGTAATTATTTTCCGTTTCCCATCCAACAAACGGGATGCCACCGTAACTGGTTCGCCAACCAGAACTGTTTCTGGTGATTCAATTATTTATCAGTTTACTGGCAGCGGAACGATAAGGTGGTAATGATGGCTCATTTTGCTCACCTTGACAAAACAAATACAGTCACCCAAGTTATTGTTGTAAATAATGCTGAGGCATCAACCGAAGAATTGGGTCAAATGTTTATTGCCAATACGCTAAAACTTGATGGCACTTGGAAGCAAACAAGTTATTCAGGTTCCTTCCGTTCTAAATATGCCGCCATCGGCGATATTTATAATGCCGAACTTGATGCATTCGTAACACCCGAAAGAGAGACAGAAGATGAAACTGAATAAGAAACAACAAGCCGCTCTACAATCGTACGCACGCAGCGCACTCTCTGCGGTTGCTGCTGTCATCGCTACAGGTAACTGGAATCCCGAGGACATCTTTAAGGCTGCTGTGATTGCGGTGTTGCCTCCTGTGTTGCGTTGGGTGAACCCGAACGATAAAGCGTTTGGTAGGAGCAAAGTAAAGAGGCATTAAATGGATTTGGGGGACCTTCTCAACGAGAAGGAGTGGCGTAAATGCAGAGTTGCTGACGACGCATCAGTGGATGATGCGCTCGCAGCGTTTGAGTATTTTTGCTCAACGTATTGGCATATTCGTCATCCTGAGCGTGGACGTATCAAGTTTGTGTTGCGTGAAGCGCAGTTGGAAACTGCCCGGAATTGGATGGAGCATCGTTATACGATTGTGTTGAAGGCTCGTCAGATTGGGTTTTCTACTCTTGCTGCTGCGTTTGTGTTTTGGGAAACGTTTTTTTGGTCTGACAGGTTTGTGGTCATGTTGTCTCGTACTGAGCGTGAGGCATCTAAGTTGTTGCAGAAAACGAAGTATGGTTACAAGATGTTGCCTCAGTGGATGAAGGTGCGTGGACCTCAAGTTGTGTCCGATAACCAGTTGAAAATGGTGTTTGATAACGAAGCATCTATTGAGTCGCTTCCTTCGGGTAATGACCCTGCTCGTGGTGAAGCGGTGTACAGGGTGGTGATTGACGAGATGGCGTTCTTGCCGAATCCTGATGAGGCGTGGGCTTCTATTGAGCCGATTGCTGACGTTGGTGGTCGTGTTATTTGTTTGTCTACGGCAAATGGCGAGGGAAACATTTTTCATGATTTGTGGGTCGGGTCGCAGACCCGCACCAATAGGTTCGTTGGCATCTTTTTTCCGTGGTCGGCTGGTGAACGTGACGATGAGTGGTATGAGGCTAAGAAGCGTGATTTGCCTGATTGGCAGTTGGCGCAGGAGTATCCGTCTGACCCTGATGAGGCGTTTATTCGTTCTGGTCGTCCTGTGTTTGATTTGGATGTGTTGAGGGAGTTGGAGTTGGTTGAGCCGTATCGTGGCTATTTGGCGAAGTTGCCGGGTCGTGGGGTGTATGAGTTTCGTGAGGATGGTGGCGAGTTTGCTGTATGGAATTTTCCTGAGTTGGGTGAGGTGTATGTGGTGGGGGCTGACGTTGCTGAGGGTTTGGGGCATGGTGACTATTCTTCGGCTCATGTGTTGAATGCGTCCACAGGGGAGATAGTGGCGCATTGGCATGGTCATATTGATGCTGACTTGTTTGGTGAGGAAACGTTGTATGCGATTGGGCATTGGTATAACAAGGCGTTGATTGGTGTGGAGTCAAACAATCATGGTTTGACAACGTTGAAGGGGTTGCAGCGTGTGGGGTATAAGAATTTGTTTCGGCAGCGTCGGTTGGGTCAACGTAATCCGACTGTGTCGGAGACGTTGGGTTGGCGTACGACGAGTGTGTCTAAACCGTTGGCTGTGGACGAGTTGAATGCTGGTTTGCGTGACAGTGTGTTGGGGTTGTGGTGTAAGTCTACGGTTGCTGAGTTGCGTACGTTTGTGCGTGAGGAGAATGGAAAGATGCATGGTTCTCCGCATGATGACAGGGTGATGTCGTTGGCGATTGCGAATCAGATGTTGAAGTATGTGTGGCTTCCTGAGTATCGTGGGACGGATACGCCGAAGGTGAATACGTTGGGTTGGTGGGAAAAGCACATTATTCGTGAAAAGAAGCCTGAGAGGGCGTTGATTGGGTCCCATAATGTGAGAAGTAGCGGTTGGGACTAAGGGTGATGCAAGTTTTTGTTTGTGAG